GGGAGTTTGCGTCACAAAATGCATCTGTGAATGTTTGGGCTGTGTCATTGTCGGTGAAAGTACTGGAGGAATTCTTATATAGTCCATTAGTGCCACCACTTGTTATAGCTTCACTAGCTGTTAACTCTGCACCTGTAACTGATGTGTCACTGTGGGAGGCGATTGTGTGTGATTCTGCATGGTCTCTGCCAGCAATGTCAACTCCATCAACTGTGCCGGATACTACTATATTGCCTGTTATGTCTAGTTTTGGATTCTGTATTCCACCTGAGCCATCAGCCTCTGCATAAACCTTTGCTACTACATTACTATCAATTGAAAAACTATATGACATTTCGTCACCTGCTGTTGGTGTTGAGGAAACTGGCATATTAACTAATGTAACTGCCCCGCTATCTTCTGTTATCCCTAATGTGCCAATGTTTAATGTTCTACCTACGTCAATCTCATTATCTTCATTAACTTTAAACATATTAACAAGACCAGTACCAGCATAATCTAGGGCTGAGAACCATTCATTGTTGGCGATGTTTAGGTCACCATTAATTTGAAGTTTATAATCTGGACTAGCTGTGTTTATTCCAACATTACCTGTATTATAATATATATCAGAGCCTGTAGTTGTCCATGTGTGAGTGTTATTATCTACATAATTAGCGGCATTGATTACTAGTGGGGAAACATCTGCTGTCCAATCTACTACACCTGCTATTGGTTGCCATGAACTAGTGCCATCTCCATCTTCTCTTAGGTAATTAACTGCACCCTCTTCACCTGTTGACTTAATATCTGTGCCTTCAATGCTGAAAGGAGTGCTAATACCAGGTAAATTCACTCTACTTGCTGTATCTCCTTCAACTGCTACCCATAAAGTTGTTGATGCAGACCTAGAATTGTTTGCATATGCCTTAACTACTAGTCTGTCACCTGCTGCTAGTGGTACTGAGACAGGAATATCACCGTGTGCATTATATCCTACGCCTATTGTTCCTATTAAATCAGTTGGATTAGTTGTAGATATTAAAGTTTCTACTCCACCTACTGTTCTTGTGTATAATTCTGCATAAAATGTTAGTCTATTTGCTTTACTTGCTCTTAAATGTACGTGAAAAGTGAATACACCAGAGGATATTTGGTTAATTTGTGCTGGAATATCAATAGTATCTTCAGAAATACGTGCTCCTATTGCTTGCATGACTGCATTTCCTAAAACACTTACACTACTTTCTACTTCTATACCTGTAGATGGTGTTAATTTTAGCTCTTTGTAAGTTCCTACGTCAGAATCATCGTCATATGCATATAAATCTAGGTATGTTCCTATAGAAAGGTCGTCAACATACTTCTTATTAACTATATCATTCTCTTCTACTGGTCTTGTTGAGACTTTACCAGTTACTGCTTGTATGTCTTTCCTAACTGCGAAGTCATCTAAGATACCTTTTGATTTAGCACCGTCGCTAAAGTTGGTGTTGCTCTTTATTGGAGCCATTACATTCTGGATTAATCTTGGTCTTCCTCCTGCCATGTGAATATGATACTACTTTGGGTAAGTAGCCAACCATAATAAAAATAATAAAAAATTTTCTATTTTGTGTTGTACTTAGTTGCTAAGTTTACGCTGCACTTGTAACTGTTTCCCATTGACTACCTGTGTAGACTACTAGTTTTGATGTTGTTACATCAAAGTATATAGTGCCTGCATTTGGTGTTGCTGGAATACTAGTTGTTGTTTTGTTCGGTATAATTAATTCACTAGGAATAACTATATCACTTATAACTTCAACCATTTTACTTCTGTGTACTAGTAATCTTGTGAATTGCTTCGGGGTCAGTAACTTGTACTTGTCCGATTTCCCAAGACCTAATTGTAAAATCAACGCCTTTGTTCTCAATAACTGCACTTGTAAGAGATACTGCTCCTTTCCAAGTTGCGGCTCGTTGTCCAATTACTATAAGAGCTTCATCAGCTGTTACGTTATTAGAAACGATAATCTTTAATCCTGCAATCTGTCCAACAACTCCGTTACTTACAACGTCTGCTGTCTTGAATGATGGATTATTAATTACTTTTGAATTCATCAATAAGTTAGTATAGTCTAATGGTGATAGTAATAAATAACCGTTCGCTAATGCGTCGTAATTATCTACTGCCATATACTGGATACCTGTTAAGATATCTCTTACTGGGTCTCTATCTGCTAAAGTGTCACTGTCCCAGGTTGCTACAGCTGCTGCTGTGTTTATACCTGATGCTCCACTTAATTCAGTATAGATGTATGAATCTACTTGAGAGGCGATACTTCTTGCAACTCTTAGTATTGTTCGTGCTTGTACATCAACTGCGTTAGTTAACTTGTCTTCTAAGAAGACTGTTCCTTCTGCTGCAAATTTTGTATGAACACCTTGTAACTTTGTCCAACTTGGGTCTACGTGGGGAAAAGCTGCGCCTCTAGCGACACCTTCTATTTTGAAAGTTTCACCTTGGTTAGTCAATTCCGTTGCGGTTTCTCGGTAATAAGTTTCTGTCCAGTCACTAGAGTTAGTCATTAATAAAACTTGTTTCATCTTATACTCCATAAGAGCAAAGCCTTTAACTGCTTTATCTATGTTTTCACCTCTAATATCTGCCATTCCTATTTCATCAGCTGCCATTTAAAGTCTAATGGATACCTCAACCACTGCACTCGTAATAGCGTCAGACAATGCGTATCCTACAACTTCTTTCAAACCTGCTGCTGTAGCATCATCTGCTACTGTAACTGTGTTTGCTCCACTAATCTTTAATGGGTCTCCTGCATCAACAGTTGTTGATGTAGTTAAGTTGAAAATACCTCTTGTCCATATAGCTAATGTTGTGCTACCGTCAGATGTAACCTTTTCACTTGCTGCAATTCCTACTGGGATGTCTCCATCCGATGAACTTGCTGCTCCTGTGTTACCATCTGCCAATTTTAACAATGTTCCTTTTTCAATACCTTCACCATCTGCCACAATTACTTGGGGTAAACGGTCCTGTTGTCTTTGAACTAATTTTGCTTCGTTTGCCATAATATATTATATATATGTTATTACTCTAGAGCCTCTATTCTAGTTAGTTCGTTTTCAAAAGCCTTTAGAACAACTTCGTTAATCTCGATACTATCTTTCATAGTTTGAATAGCTTTTTTAGAGCCTTCAATCTCTTTGAGTAATGTTTCTTTACAAATAACCATCTAATTGTAATGGATTAATTAATCCCAATTTTACTTGGTTTGCATATTCTATAGCGGACAAAGGTTTATCTTTTGGTGTCTCTGCACCAGCTTCAGATTTGCCACCTAATACTGCACGTGCTTGTAGTACTTCTAACCTATCATTCTCTACTTTCATAGCGACTGTAGCTGCCTCAATACGTTCAGCCATTGCTTGTGACTCTTCCATTGCCTGAGTTTTTAACTCATCCTTAGTTTGTTTATCTGTGTGATTTTCCATATTTGTTTCCTCCCTTTTACTACTAATTAAAATAAGCCTCCAAAGCTTAGTGAACTACGTCCATATTCATCGTCGTTCTGATATGCTATCTGTTTTGTGTCTAATCCATATAAGATAAGTATTGCCTGTTCTTCTACTGTTAGGTCTATACCCTTATCTCTCTTACTTATTGCTTGTAATAATAATTGTCTCTCTTTATAAGATTCATTCTGTTCTGCTTGTGCATCAGCCTTTTCTTCTCTTGCCTGTTGGATAACCTGTGCTGTCTCTGCATCTCTAGCTACAGCCTCTTCTCTTAGCCTGTCAAACTTAGCTGATGTTGATTCTGTTGATGCCTCTATAATATCTCTCTTTCTTTGTATCTCCATCATTACATTTTCTGCATTACTTATATATGGTTTCCTAAAAAATACTCCATGTATACTTGCTATTGTTGAAATAGCTATTGTTTTTGATGCTTTTTCTGCTATCTGCATCTGCACATCTATAGTAGCTAGTGCCTCTTCTTTAGTTATAATACCGTCTTGATAGTTTGAGGATACTGTGGTTGTTACAAATCCTGCATTTCCAATCATATTATCACTTGCTAACCATGTTGTTAGAATAGCTACACCTGCAACCTTTGCAATATTCTTAGTTAGATTTTTCTTTAAATATGCACCTGCAACTCCACCTAATGTCTTTTTTGCTTGTATTGTTGTTAATTGTTTTACTGCTAATCTTACTGTTTCTTTCTTTACTGCTGCTGCTAAGACCTTTTGTGATACTCCTATTGTCTTTGCTGTTGTTGCGATGTTTGCTGTTGTTGCTCCACCTGTACTTACTGCTACAGTTGCTGCCTCTGCTATAGCACCTGCTGTTAATATTGCACCTGCTGCTACTACTGTACTAGCTAGTGTTGTGTCTAATACTTTCTTAGCCTCTTCTCTATCACCACCTTCAATCTTACCTCTACTCTCTCTAACTGCGTCTGCACCTGCACCTAATCCCTCTGTGAAGGTTGTCTTAGGTTGACTTAGTGGGGCGGATATTATGTCTAATGCTCTTGAGCCAAAGCCTTGTTTCTCTTCTACTTGACTAGTTCTGCCTGTAGAAGCCGTAGGAGCCTCTGTGGGCGTACTTTCTGCCTTTGGTGTAACTTTATCCTTACCTTTCTTCTCATCTTTTTTAATTGGATTAAACGTGTGCTTAACCTTTCTTTTAAATATTCCCATTAAATAGATACTCCTATCAATGCCATTGATATTAAGATAGCTGTTGTGCACATCCATCTATTAAGTTTAACTTTTCCGTTTGTTCTCATAACGTGTGTCTCTAGTTCGCAAATCTTATCATAAATTTGGTCGTTTGTTATTTCTATGAATTTAGCCATTATTGTCTGTTCACGATTTCTTTAATTTCTTCTAATAACTTTGTCGTCTTTCTCATATATGCTCGGAACTCCTTATGGAATGTTTCTAATTTTGTTTTATTGTTCATTTGGTACCTCCTCTTCTGGGTTTACTTTTGGATTTTGTTCTTGTTCCTCTACTGGTGTTGGTTGTGTGTCACTTGGCTTAGATACGCCTGTTTCTGCGTCTTTCTTATTATCACTCAATAATTCATTCTCTAAACTTGCTGGGAATTCTAGGTCTAATATTATACCTAATTGCTGTCCACATTGCTCTTCAATATATAACTGGTCTTCCTCTACTGACTGTTGGAAAGCTAAATATACTATCTTAGCACTAGCCTCTGTGAAGTTCTTTGAGTTGCCTACTATAATCTTTGGTGTAGCACATGCCTCATAGAAGTAATCATTTAAACTATCAATCCATGTTAGTGGGTTTAATGTACTATTAGGGCTAACACTCATTTGTTCTGGTACTACTACATCTTTAGGGACATACATATTGTGTCCACCTTCCCATGCTGTATCCATCTTTAACTTGAATGCTGCTATTTTAGTTGGGTCATCTGTGTCTAAGTGAAAGATAAATCTTGGTTTCATAAACTTATGCATCATGTCTTTATAGTCATCCATTGCTTCATTACGCATTAAGATTATTGGCTCTAACTTCTCAACAACACTTGTACCGTGTATATTGTCCGCAACTCTGTTTCTGCTTAAATGAAATATTTCTTCTGGTTTGAATTTTGTAGGTTGTTTACCCTTAATTTTAGAAGTTTGTCTATATTCTTTAATTATACCTTTATCATCTGTTACTATCTCCATAACACCTGTATCTAATGGTTTAATATTTACTAACATACTGTCACTATCCTTCACAATCTCTGCGTAAGAATCTCCACCAATCCACATAGTCCTAATCATATTCTCTAATATAGTATTAAATGTGTCTACTCCGTATCCTCTAATCTGGTCCAATATAAAGGTTGTTATTTCATCTGCCATATAACCCTTACCAACTGTCCATGTTGCTCGTGCATCTATTGTTGAATTTAACTCTGGTATTTTTAAGTAGTATCCAAAGTATTGGCTCCAATTAGTCTGCATCCAAGTTGTCTCTTTAGTAGAATTGATACCATCTGTATTCTTTGTATCTACTGAGTAGTCAGTCATTGCTGTAGCTAAGTCACTTGCACTTGAATTG